CTTTGCTTGGTGTCTCGCAGGGTCAAGCTTTAAAAAATATTAAAGACAATAGGGAAAAGTTTAAAGAAGTATTTTCAGACTCTGATGATCAACTTGGTATTGACACCTTCGGTACTAAGGGTAAAAAAGGTAAAGAACAAGGCCTCTTATCAAAGGCTATTATTAGTGGTATTGCTTCGTTAGCAGCAGGAGCCTTAACTGGTGGTGGTAGTTTTGTAGCTCAAATGATAGCTGGAGAAGCGATCAAAGGAGGAATAAAAGCAACTACTGGCTACGAAGGGTTAGATGTTATTGGTGGTTTAACAACTGGAAAATTTGCAGCTGGTGGACAAGTAAGAGACAGAGTACCAGCCATGTTAGAACCAGGAGAGTTTGTAATACGCAAACCTATGGCTAAAGCTATTGGTGGTGCTGTGTTAAATCAAATGAATTCTACAGGTAGACCTCCTGCGATTAATGTTAATATGACAAATCAAGGCGCACCTAAAGATGTTCAAGTTGCTCCACCTAAGATGAACGGCGATAAGATGATCGTAGATATTATCACACGAGATATGCGTAATAATGGCGCTATTAGAAAATCAATAAGAAAGGGTAGATAATGGCTACTTATCCAAATGATGCTAAAACAACTATTACAGCTTTTCCTGTGACAAGTACTATTATATATTCTACAACAGGTGCTGCACGAACAGTTTTTAACTTATCTGCTACTGTTGATCATCGAGGAGAAGTAGCAGCTTTTATAGATGGCATACTACAACAAACTGATCAATACGCAGTCTCTAATGGTGGTGCAACTATTACGTTTGATACTCCTCCTAACGCATCTAACTTAACTTTACAAACAGTTTCAGTTCCTCCAAAATTAAAACAAACTAGGTCTTCATTTGAGTCTCAAGTAGTAGAATATTCTAACACTAGTGCTACAGTAATCAATAGCAACGCATATCTTATAAATGCAGATACTATTTCTTTTGCTCTCCCAGCTACAGCATCTGTTACAAGCACTGATGCTATGCAGGTTTATTTGTCAGGTGTATATCAAAATCCGAGTGCATATGTATACCCATCAACCACTCTTGGTTTTAATGGAATAGATATTGCAGATAACACTGCAACTAAACTCTTATTAAATTTTACCAACAATCTCACTGATGAGTCTGATTCTGGGCATACCATAACAGCTGTTGGATCAGGAGGTTCATTTTCTGGTTCAGGAACTGATTATGTGCGATCCTTTGGCGGCTCAGATTATCTACAAACACCAAGTAATATTGATTTTGATATTACTGATAAATCTTTTACTTATGATTTATTTTTTAAGCCAGACACAGGCACAACAATGGCTGCAAATCAATCTTTATTATCCAGGCATTTTGACGCAAACAATAACTATAATCTAAGATTGGTTGGAGCTAATTCTAATGTTGGTTTTGTGATGAGTATAGGCGGTAATATAACTGAGATTTATGGTGGTAATGCTAACGGAGGTTCTAACTATCACGTAGCAGTTTCGTATGATTTAGCTGCAAGTAACTTAAGATTATATGTTAATAATGTTTCAGTAGCTCATACGAATTTTGCTTCAATAGCACCAACCACTGGAAATTTAGCTATTGGTGCAAACTCTAACACAGCTAGTGTAGGGGAACTTTATAACGGAACTATAGACTTTGTTCGTTTTGCTCATGCACCTAGATATAAAACAGCAACGATAGAACCAGTTACAAACACTTCGCCTAGTGCTATTACTGTACAGTCTGGCGCACCTTTAGGAGCTATATCTAGTGATGATTCATTAAGCATTAGAATATTTGACTCAGCTGTAGAAACTCAAGACAGATTTACGTCTATGGCTGATAGAAGACCGGATACTGGTATAGGATCCTCAAGAGGTTTTGATGTAGTAACTTTTGCCTCTCAAGCAGGATACGAAAAACGTAGACTTAAATCAAGACGATCTAAGAGAAACTATGATCTTACATATACTGCGATAACTGGGGTTGAAAAAACGGCAATAGAAAACTTTTATATTGCTAGAAGCGGAGAATTTGAATCCTTCAGTTTTGATTTGTCACATATTAATGAAACTGGTATAATAACAACTAGATTTGCAGGACCGCTCGAAATTGATCAAACATACTCTACAGGTTCTCGCTTAATAGACAACTATTATACAGTTTCTTTTAAACTACAAGAGGTTTTTGATTAATGAGTGCACGCTCTTATGATGTAATTTTAACTGTTGATAATGCTTCAGGTTTTGTGTCTACAAATGTTCTGATAGGCAATACAACGTCTACAGCAGGCATTATAGCTAACGTAAACACCACAACTAATGAACTTAAAGTAAAGCTTAACAATCTTCAACAAGAATTTTCGTCTTCAGAACTAGTTCATTCAAATGCTGCTGTAATAACAACTGCCTCAGGTAACGCAACCTCAATAACAGGACTTTTGAATCCTACCACTCCTCAAGATTTTTTAAGTAATGTTTTTAGTCATAATGTAACCACTGCTATCAGCACAGTGAGTAGTATATCTCCAAGCCCTTTCAAGGCTGAAAAAAACGCATTCACCCAAAACCCAATAGTGAGACTATATTCAGTTTACTATCCAGGAGAGTGGTACCCCCCCAATGAGGCAGGAAATCCAAGTGGTCAAGGTGCTGGTAAAGCATGGCCTAATGATTTTCCTATCAGATTTGCTGAGGTTGTAGGAGACTTAACCTCTGATCTTTTTTATAATGTTTCTTATGCAGGCACGTCATACATTCCTTTTCCTGTTAATGCATCAACTCTCGCGCAAGGTTCAGAAGGCTCTGTTGATGAAATAACCTTAGACATTTTTAATGTAGACAATATTATTACAAGGTTGATTGAAGATCCTTTTTTAGCAGGTAATAATTCTTCTAATTCTGTAACTGCAACCGTAAACGGAGAGTTAGTAAACGGAATTGATCCAAGAACAGTTATTGGTACTACTAGTAACCCTGACGGTTTGAACTATGATGAAAACATAGTCGGTCTTTATGGAAGATCTAATGCCTCTTTTGACAGAACTCAAACTCTTGCGGTTGGAGGAAATTGGGTTGAACAAAAAATGGATACTAGAGACTTATTAGGTGGGGTGGTAGAGATTAAAACTACTTTTGCTAACTTTTTAGATGTTTGGCCTGAGTATAGCACTGTTCAAGCTGTCAGAGGTAATGTTATTGAGGTTTACAACGCACTACCCTACAGAGTAGGTGATAATGTAAAATCATCTACAGGATCTATAGAGGGAACAATTCAGTCCATAGAAGAAAATACATATCTATTTTTAAGCAATGAATTGGAAGATGAGCTCCCTATCGGTGATCCGATCTACATCGTTAATAACGATGCAGATACAGAATCATATATTGAAGAAAAGTTTAAAATAGATCAGTTAGAAAAACTCAATGAAAGTGTAGCCACATTTAATTTGATATCTTGGCTTCAATATTTTAAACTAATAACCCCTAAAAGAAAATACTATAAAAATACATGTCAATGGGTCTATAAAGGCCCAGAATGTCAATATCCAGGTCCTGGAGGGTTACCTATACCTGGAGGCACTGAAGTATCTAATACAAATCCTATAGCTGCTAATAATCAGATAGCTGCTGATTCATCTGGAGATATTTGTTCAAAATCTCTGCAAGCATGTACCCTTCGTAACAATCAAGCACACTTTGGAGGTTTCCCAGGAACAGGGAGAACCATACCGCGTGGATAATAAATCTATATGCATTTTACCTTGGATTCATCAATATGGTGATTTATCTGGTAAATATGCTTTGTGTTGTTTTACTCTAAATCATAAAAACAATCTATTTGGTAAAGGATTATCTCCTTTAGAAGCTTTTAATTCAGATCATATGAAATCTGTGCGACTAGCTATGCTGTCTGGAAAAAAAGTAAAAGATTGTTTAGTTTGTTACAACTGGGAAAAAGAAGGAATCGAAAGTCACAGACAAAGGATGAATACTAAGTATTCATACTTAAATAAGCTTTACTCCGCAACAAAAGAAGATGGTCATTTAAATTCTCCTCCTATATACTTAGATTTTCGTTTTGGTAACTTGTGTAATTTCAGATGTAGAATGTGTGGTTCATATGCTTCTTCATCCTGGGCAAAAGAAGATAAGTATTTTGGTAAATTAGACCATAATGCTCCTAATCATTACGATCATTGGACAAATAATGACAAATTCTGGAATGACATAGAAATAATAAAACCACATATCCGTGTTCTTTATTTTGCTGGTGGAGAACCTTTTGTGCAGGAAGGTCATTACAAAATGCTTGACTTTTTGATTAAGTCGGATTGTGCAAAAAATATTGAATTGTCTTACAATACTAACTTATCGTATAATGGAGCTTTTAAAGGATATGATATTGAAAAGCTATGGAATAAGTTTAAAAAAGTTGAATTATGGCCTAGCATCGAAGGGTTTGGTGAAAAAGCTGAATATGGTCGAAAAGGACTTGATTTCGCTTTGTTTAGTCAAAACTCTATTAAATTCTCAAAGTATATTCAAATCTTTTCTTTAG